AATGTCGGTGCGGATAATCCAGCCTTGGACCATATCGCCAGTTTTGCTATTGCTGGTAGACATAGTCGCAATAAATGCAATTGGCGACCCATCAAGGGCGCTAGGCCCAGCCCACATTACGTAGCCGCGACTTCTGGGCAAGCCAGTCGGAGCGGCCCTTTTACTCGATAAATGACGCATATAAAGTACCTAATGAATGAATGAGTAAGTATATTAGGGACAATAAGGGCGCAAAGCAACACAAGGGAGGCTTTATTGGGCATAAAAGAAGCAATAAACAGACATATAGGCGATTTACCTAAGAAATAGGGATAAAGCAGGCAATCTGTTTGTGTCGACCTATATGAAATACCACAGTGGGTACGCCGCCGCGCTTATAGTCTTTAGGCATCCGCTGATCGTCTCTTGGGTCACTCCCTTAATACCTTAGAGATAATCAGCGGCTTGCTTGAGCGGGACATAAGCAGCCGCCTGGTTCGCCAGGCACTAAGTAAGCAAGTGTCTTTAGATGTCCATAGCGTCAACCACCAACAGCCTAACTAAATAGATACCCAAGATACTGCGGTTGGCTTCGGTGGCCTTAGGTGGTCTTAGGTGGTCTTGAGTGAGACTTACTACCCCATTTGTAAACAACATTAATAGCTTCATGCCAATAAGTTTTTCGTATGTCTTTGGGCATCGCACAAGTGTAGCTGCAGGCCACGGGATAACTAATCCCCTGATCAATAACCTGATGTATATCAATGAGTTATATGATTTAGGTAGAAACTTTAGGTTCCCTAGCCAAAAAGTGACCCCGTGGGGCTAATGTATTAGGCGATTCAAAAAGACCGCTAAACCCCTTTGTTGTTATTGTTATTATTAGGCTTCTTCATGCAGAGGAGTCTCCCCCCAAGTAACCCCTTTTAAAAGGTACACCCCATGTCCCAAGACCCATATTCAACGCACTACCACGGCATAGAGTCTCCCTCTCGGCGGTGGGCTGCTATAACCCCCCATAACACTACTGCCCTAGCGTTACTCCCGAAACAGATAGTTGCCCTTGTAGCGGGTGCTGTGACTGTAGTTGGCGACGATGGTGCTGTAGGTGTATTTCACCTAGCGGCTGGAGTCCCTCTGGCTATACGCCCTAGTATCATTAAGGCAACAGGTACTACAGCGACAGGCATTGTTGCCCTTTACTAATAACACGCTAATAGGAAACACCCCCTCATGGCACTTGAAACAGGCACTTACATCAACAGTCTGAATGCGTCTAACCCAGCCGCTACTGATGCTCTAGCGCAGGCGGATGATCATCTACGTTTACTCAAATCCAGCATACGCCTCAGTTTTCCAAACATAGCAGGCGCTATCACGGGAACCCATACTGCTATCAATGCAAAGGTTGCTGAACCTGTTTCGGCTATTACCTCTGATGGCTCTGTGCCTTCCCTAGCCACTGGTATCACGGGTGCAGAAGTTAAGACCCTCATAGGGGCAGCAGATGCAGCTATTACTACCAATGGCTCCACCCCAGCCCTAGCCTCTGGCATTACTGCTGAAGAAGTACGCGCTCTTATAGGTGCATCAGCATCAGCTACAGCGGCTACCTTACTGGCTGTGTACCCTGTGGGTAGCATCTATACCTCTGTGGTAGCCACTAGTCCAGCGACCTACTTCGGTGGGACTTGGGCAGTGTTTGGGGCGGGTAGGGTGTTGACAGGTTTCGATAACTCTCAGACAGAGTTTGACACTGTAGAAGAAACGGGTGGTGCTATGACCCACACGCTCACCATAGACCAAATGCCAGCGCACACTCACACCTTTACCTCAGAAGACCCTCAAGGTACAGGGGCTTCTGGCTCTGCTAATGGTGTCTCTGAATTTGATACTGCTGCTACCACTGGATCGACAGGTGTAGGTCAGGCTCACCCGATACTTCAGCCTTACATCGTAGTCCACATGTGGAAGAGGACAGCTTAGTGCAGTGCTATATATGCTCTGGAGAACTCAGGTGGGAAGGCGATGAAGACTTAGAGATGGATGACTGTAATGATTCTGAATACTGCATTATCACTTTCTTAACTTGTGACGGCTGCGGCAGTCATGTAGAAGTCTACCACCCCACAGACCTTGACCTTTCGCGTACCGGAACTGTTACGAGTAATAGAGGATATACCCACGATGAAATTGCCCCAGATTAGAGATGTAGGCGATATTGGTGTAGTCACCGACATACGCCCAGCGTCCCTCCCGCTAAATGGTTTCTCTAGGGCTAAGAACGTAAGGTTTGATGATGGCCGTGTGTCTCGTTCTCCTGTGTTCCGTAAGATCAAAGATTCTCTAGGGTTTAACCCCCGATTCACCTATGGCATACAGGGTGTCTACGGGGGTGGCTTTGCGTCCATAGTAATGGTCTCAGACACCTACCAGTTTAAGACATACCAGAATGGCTCAGTGTCATCTGCCCAAGGTAGTCTTTCGACAACTTCTGCTAGTAACACCCCCATGACAGGGACTAACTTAGCAGACATAGCGTATATAAATAGGGCAGACAAAGTCCCTGCCTATATGCTTAATAGTGGGACTAACTTTGCGGTACTCCCAAACTGGGACTCCACATGGAGGGCTGAATCAGTCCGTTCCTATGGTGACTTTCTTCTAGCCCTAAACATCACGGAGAATGGTGTGGGCTACCCCTCTAGAGTACGGTACTCCAACCTAGCTTTGGCTAACTCAGTCCCTGACTCCTGGGACGCAGCAGACACCACTAAGTCGGCTGGTTTCAATGACCTAGTCCAGATGCAGTCAGGTATTGTTGATGGGGCTACTTTAGGTACTAACTTCATTATTTACTCTAAGGATCAAGTTTGGCTCATGGAGTTTGTGGGTGGTACGTTCATCCATAACTTCAGAAAACTCTATAGTGAATGTGGCGTAATCAACCAGAACTGCATACTAGAAGTCGAAGGCACACACTACGTCTTTGACCACGATGACATCTATATCCATGACACCCATACACGACAGTCAATTTGTGATGAGCGCGTAAAATCGTATATCTTTGGTGGCCTAAACACGGCTAAAACTGACAGGTGTTTTGCACACCACAACCCTGAGTTGGACGAAGTAATGTTCTGCTATATATCGGGGGACGATATGGCTGAATACACTAATGGCGAGAGATGCAACAGAGCCGCTGTATTCAACTATAAGAAACAAACATGGTCATTCATGGATATGCCGAATGTCTCAAGTAGCACTATGGGTACTGTAAGTTCATCTGTGACTTACGCTAACAGTACTGCTGTTTACTCGACTACAGGCGGCACTTACTTTACTCAAGAAGCAGGCTATGACCTCCACTCTTTGTTTGTAGGGGAGACTAACAGCGTAGATGGTATATCTTCACCCAAGCTGTACGGCTTAGATTTAAGTGACGCTGGTAGTCTCGCTTTCCCGCTAGATACGGAAGCTAACAAGAGTCCGTTCCTAGAGAGACAGGGTATAGACCTTGATGAACTTTCTTCTTTAAATGGCTACAAAGTCATCAGTAAGATACTCCCACAGGTAGACACTAGTAACCCTAATAAGCAGTTCACTTTTACTTTTGGTGCTTCTAATTTATTAGGTGATGCTGCTGTGTACGACCCTAGTATTACTTTTGATGGGGCTACCGACTACAAGATCGATACGAGAGTCGCAGGTAGATACTTGAGTTACAAAATGACTATGAGTGATGACAAAGACTTTGGCTTCATCGGCTTTGATTTGGATGTGACAACAACTGGAAGGAGGTAGCTATGTCAGCCCTACCCATTCTTGGCTACAAGCGTCACCCGCGTCCGGTACTAGGCAAAGACCCAGCCAAAGACCTTTATGCTGTGGGGGCTTACTTAGACAGTGAACTCCAACGCCTAGAGAACTCTCTTGACACTAACAGCCAGGAGCCCATTAATGGCATCACGGAGGCAAAGCAGCAAGTCATAGACTTGTCAGTTACCACTGGGCAGAACACCGCAGCGATCACTCAAGAAGCTACTGTCCGAACTAGCGCAGACTCCGCTATGGCAAGTTTAGTGACCACGCTGACGGCTACGGTGACCGCTGGTGACAATACCAACGCGGCTGCTATTTCTAATGAGTTACTCGTTCGCGCAAATGCCGACAGCGCAATAGCAAGTGACATAACGA